TGCAACTTCAGGACCAGTACAAAGCCGGCACCCCTTAGGTACTACACTATCAACGCTTTATCCAGCACTATGCTCACCATCTTCTCTGACACACAAGTCCGTACACTGTCGGACAGTATCAGCACCATCCACAAGCACCTGGCCGAGATCGAGTCCGTGCTTGCTGCCTCCCAGACCGTCAACTTTGAAGGCGCCAGCGCCGCCAAAACTGCTCCAGTTGCCAAGAAGGCTAAGTCTCAGGTCAAGACTCATGCGTCTCGCCGTGGGAGGGGTCGTCGGGCACTGACTGCAAAACAGGTGCTGGAGATCAAGCGGCGTTTGGCTGCTGGTGATGGTGCGACGGCGATCAGCCGCGACTTCAAGGTCCATCTCACCACGATCAACTGCATCAAGACCGGCAAAACCTGGAAGCATGTCGCGCTCCAGCAGCCCGCCGCTGTGACCGTCCACGCATGATCCTCTGTGATACAGAGATCCGGGCCCTCTGTGAGGAGGGCCTTGTGGATCCCTACGACCCAACACTGGTCAATCCGGCCAGTCTCGATGTGCGTCTCGGTGAGAACCTTCTCGTTGAGGTGGAACACGACTCACTCATGCAGCCCTTCTCGATCAAGGGCTACACCGAAGACCAGCCTTTTCTGCTGCCGCCTAAGGAGTTCATCCTGGCCGAAACCGTCGAAACCTTTTTCCTTCCGTCGTTTCTGGCCGGCCAGTTTGCACTCAAAAGTTCCAGGGCTCGCTCTGGTATTGAGCACCTGATGGCTGGTTATTGCGATCCAGGTTGGCAAGGATCCAAGCTCACACTGGAACTGCAGAACGCCAGGGCCATTCACCCGGTTGCGTTGTGGCCCGGTATGCGTATCGGACAACTTGTGTTTCACGTCATGTCTGCCAGGCCGGCAGAGGATTACTCCATCGTCGGACACTACAACTTTGACCAAAAAGTTACCGCCGCAAAACTATGAGCCAGCACGATTTCATTGACGCACTCGTCAACCACCCCAGGCACTACACCAAAGGCAAAGTCGAGGTCATCGACTTTATCGAGGACTGCGTAAAGCAAGCCCCAGACGCTGTTGTCGGTGGGCTCCAGTGGCAAGTCATCAAATACATGAGTCGCTTGTGGCTAAAAGACAGCCCGAAAATTGACGCGAACAAAGCCCGCTGGTACTTAAACCGTTTGATCGACAAACTGGAAGAATCTGATGGACAACTTTAAGTTCGAGCTGATCCGGGCTAACAAAGCCCAGGAAATTATGTACTGCATGAACACCAAGTTCCAGGCAGCTACAGCGCAGGGATTGGTGGATGCTTTTGTGGACTTTGCGTCGGGTTGCGGTTACCAAAAAGAAGACCTAAAAGAAGCCTTTGAAGTACACATCGAAGAAGACCTGCTTTACACAATCAAGGAGCACCCGTTAAATGACTAACCCCATCACCCCACCGCCGGAGCTGGTGCAGCAGTGGGCCGACGAGGTCTACTGCGGCCCTGGTTTTTCCAAAATCAGTTCAGATGATTTGTATCTCACCGTTCGCGCCGCCCAATGGGGCGCCGACCAGGAGCTGGAAGCGTGCTGTGAGCTGATGGATGACTGGGGGCTTGAAGCGTCCGATCTCCACGCCGCCCGCCGCCCCAAGCCGCCGAGTTTGAAGGAGCAGGCGCTTGCTGTGCTGACGCAGTACATGACTGGTGAAACAATCCTCACCAAGGACTCTGTTGACACCATCCGCCGCGCCCTGGAGGCCCTGCCCGACGAGCTATGAAGTGTCCAGATTGTGGTTCCACGGATACACGGGTTATTGATAGTCGTCCGCTTGCTAACGGTGATCGCAGACGCCGGCACAAATGTCTGACCTGCCTGGTTAAGTGGGACAGCCGGTGGAGCGGTAAAGAAGCCAGTGCGTACTGCAACTTTCCGCCTATTGCCAAGACACGTCTGCTCAGTGATGACCAGGCCAGGGACATCATGCTGTCCACCAAAAGCACCCTGGCACTGGCGGAACAGTACGGCGTGTCGCACCAGGCAATCTCGCAGATGCGACTGGGGCAGGTGTACGCCGACGTGTACCAGCAGCTCCAGGCAAAAGGGTTTGAGTTGGCCGCTGAAGGGGTGGACCTCTGCACGGATTGCAAACACTGGATTTCTGGTGGGTGCGGCTTTGGGTTCCCGGATGCCGGCGGCGACTTTGCTACAGATTGTTCGCTTTACGAGGTAACCTGACTTACTAACCTGCTACACTACACAAGTTCGCCCTACCAGAGGCTCACACCATGACAAACGATTTTGCAGCGGTCTCCACGCTGATTGCCGAGTTCCAGCGCAAACTGGAGGTCATCATCAAGCGTGATGGCAGCCGCCACTTGATGGATGCCCACATTCCCCTGGACTTGATGGACGTGCTCGAAAACGAGCTGATGCCTACTCTTGATGCCGCGATTGCCTGTATCGAGTGGGAACCGTCCGATGAGGACCTGTGCCCGGGTGAACCGCCCGTGACTATGCAGGAAATGCACAGTGCTGCCCATGTCCAACACCTGGCGATGCACAACTGATGGCACCCAAGTACCTCTACGGCATCGAGCATCTGCACACGATGTTCAATGCCACCACCGTCGCCTTCGACTGTGAAACCACCGGGCTCCAGCCCGTTTTTGGTGGGCTGCGTCTTCTGCAACTGGCAGCGTTGGATCGGACCCCGGTAGTCATTGACTGCTGGGATCTGAAGGATGAAGACTGGGTTGATCTGGAGGAGTTCTTCTCGGTCAAGCGTTACTGGATCGCCCACAACGCTGTGTTCGACTTGGGTTGGCTGCAGGAGCACGAGCTGTATCCCGAAGGGGACGTGCTCTGCACCATGCTCGCCAGTCGCATCCTGACCAACGGACTGCCCAACCTGAAACACGGTCTGCAGCATGTGGTCAAGCGTTACCTGAAGCTGGACATCTCCAAGGAGGAGCAGAAGAGTGACTGGAGCGGTGACCTAACGCCCAGTCAACTGGAGTACGCCGCCTACGACGTCTACCTGCTGACCCAGTTGGACGGGCCGATAAACCAACGGATGGCTGTCGGCAACCTGCACAAGGCCTGGTTTCTGGAGTGTGCCGCACTTCCGTCGATGGCCCAGCTGTGGAGGACCGGACTGCCCTTCAACCTGGAATCGCTCCAGGAACTGCACGCCGACCTGGCTAAGGATCACGTCAGGCTTGGGGATGCCTTCATCGAAACACTCGATAAAGCATTGCCCGCATCCAAGAAACTGCCCCGTGACCCGGACGGTAGCTTCAACCTGCGCTCCAAGGCCGAAGGTAGCGTCCGGGCTGGCACTAAGAAAGAAGCCGGCTTCAACCTCAACAGTCCCAAGCAACTGTTGGATATCTTCACAACTCTGCTGGATCGGCAACCGGTCAACAGTGAAGGAAAGCCCAGTGCCAGTCGATCTGCGCTACGGGAGTACGCCGCAGATCACCCGGTTGTTGCCGAGTATCTCGCCTGGAAACGGGTGGAGAAGCGGCGGCAAATGGTCGAGGCGCTGATAAAGCACTTTGACTCCAGTGGCTTCATCAAGGCCAGCTACATGCAACTTGGGGCGGACACCGGGCGTATGTCCTGCATCGGTCCGAATCTTCAACAAATCCCCCGGGATCCACGCTTCCGGGCCTGTGTCAAAGCTCCAGCCGGATGGAAACTGGTAGTGGCGGATTACGCCCAGATGGAGCTGCGACTGGCCGCCAACGAAGCTCAGGATGAGCTGATGATTAAGGCGTTCCAGGACGGGTTGGATCTGCACACTGTTACTGCGATGCAAATTTATGGCGTCACTGAAGATGAAGTCACGAAAGACATGCGCCAGGTTAGTAAATCTGCGAACTTCGGTTTGCTGTATGGATCGGGAGCCCGAGGACTCCGCAACTATGCAGCAGGAATGGGGATACAAATGGATCTTCTTGAGGCTGGAGAAATCCGCGCCAAGTTCCATGCGTCTTATAAGGGAATCTGCCGGTGGCAACGCGAAAATGCTGCACAAGCTAATCGCCCTAGTAACGATGCCGCGATCAGGATTCGTGAGTCCGGGCTGCGGCGGTTTCTACCGGGTGAGTACAACTCACTGACCGTCAGATGCAACACCCCAATTCAGGGGGCTGGTGCTGCTGTACTTAAACGTACGCTTGGTAAATTGTGGCCCTTGCTTAAAGCTGATGGGGAAGAAGTGGTCCGCCTCGCGGGTGTCGTTCATGACGAAGTTATTCTTCTTGTGCGCGAAGAACATGCGGATGTTTGGTGCCAACAACTCGCAGCCGTAATGCAAGACGCTGAAGCCGAATGGTTGGGACCTGTTCCACCCCTGGCAGAAGCAAAGGCCGCCGACTCGTGGGTGGACGCCAAATGAACAGGAAAGCTCCAGTCAATTACGTGGCCTTGTTGAGAACGCCTGGGGGCCTGGTGCAGAAGGCCACGTTCTACGCCGACTCAATGACCCAGGCGCACTACACCGTCCGGGAACTATGGCCGGCGCTGCGACTTGTCAGAATCACCAAGGAGGAAGATTGGTAGCAAAGTGAGTCTCATGAGTCGCACCGGCAGGGAAATCGTGTTGGAGCGACTTCATGCGGCGATGCGGAAGGCGACGACTGCCGACCTTCAGCGGGCTGCAATGTTTCTGGAGTGGGCCTGGGACGTTCGTCGCGGGTGCTCCAGGCAGAGGTCTGCTGCTAGGTCGGCTCAAAACCAGGCGTGGAAAAAACGGGTGGACACCGACGTGCGTTGGTAGACGTGCTAGTGTGTAGCAAAAGAGACTTACGCGACGATGCCACTACGTCACGGGCAAAAGTTTTACTGCCAACTGCTGCTGGATCGCCACCGTTACATGCTGGTGGACGAGATGGCTAAGCAACAAGGCAAACGGACCACAGCTCTGTTGCGTGAGATGGTCTACTCGGTACTGGAAAAAGCCGTACCAATGTCGGAATACAGGGCTGCGGAAGCAGCAGATCATGCCGCGTGGGCTGACTCGGTGAAGCGGCGGGTCCAAGGACGCCAACGCCCAAAACAAGATGACTCAGGTGCAGGACAAGACTCATAAGACTCAGTTGCAATCGTTTACAAGTCTGACCCAGGCAGGCTTGGTGGGCTAACCTTGCACAGTAGTTCGGAAATTCCGATGACTCGCTATCTGGTTGTGGCTGATGGGCAGTACGTCACTGCCCTTTACGGTCCCAAGGGTTCTGGTATTGGCTTGACTGTCGAGAAGGATGACGCTGGAACCTGGGTTACCTACGAACGGGCCGTCGAAGCGGCGCGGGTTGTTGCTCAATCTCTTGGTGGTTTTGTCACTGTTCACAGCGTCGATGAACAGGACTACCCCCGCAGTTGGTGTAAAGCCGGCTGATGGCTACTGCCGGTAACTACTTTGAACTGGTAGTCTGGTTGCCCGGTAGCGGGCCGCTATGCCAGTTGTTCCAGGCAGACACACTGGAACTTGCCATCGAAAAGGCCCAAGCCGCCTACCCTAAAAGCCGGGTTCAGGCACCTGAAACCGCACGCACCAAGTCCCCACTGGCACGCTCCAGCACGAGTCAGTCTGTACTGCAACGTATGCGGTACAAACGTGCTCGTAAACGTACGAACATTGTCCTAAAAAGTCCGAAAATGTCCGAATCTGTTCTCCTGGATCAGCAAAGGTACGACGAGTTGGAGGCCCTCTACGTCAAAGACGGCAGGGACAAACGGGACCATCCCATGTACAGCCTGTACACCGGGTTGTACCAGGCCTATTCAGCAGGAGTCGCGGTCGAGGCCGCAGATACTGGAGAGGTTTGACGCTGCCTCACGGATGGCCCACGAGGATTTCGTGCGCTCCATGTGATACAACGTGTTGAGCAGGATTGCTGCCTCGAACAAACCAGTCCAGTCCTTTGCCTCGTAACGCTCGCGCAGCCATCTGTCGCGGGCGTTTTGACTTAGCTGCTGTTCGATGGGCTGGTCAAACGTGTTCATTTCAGACGGGGCGGATTTTCATGTACCAGCCCGACTGGGGGCCATCAACTAGCCACCGCCGCAACCAGTTTCGTCTGGAGTATGCGATGCCCGCACCTCCCTTGTGGTTAACGTAGCCACCGTTTGTGATATCCGCCTCCCCATTTGGGTCGTTGTGGATGAAATGCGTGGACGTGAAACCAGTCACCACGCTCCAGTGGCCGGAACCTGTGGGGGCATTAGCCGGACCTTTGTGTAGCCAACCCACAGGTGTGG